TGCCAGATGTTTCTAGCACGATTTTGGTAGTATAACTTGTTGTGCTGCCCAAACTTCACCACAAAATCAAGACTAAAATGCTGCATGGGACGAAAAGCATCCGGTGAAATGTAGCTGTCATTGTCTTGCCAAAGGCATTCTAAAGTTTTACCAATTTCACAATAGTTAAGCCTTAGGTCTCCCCAGTTTTCTTCTATGGTCATTAGTTTGAAATCATCGTGTGTTAGAGGCAATCTTGTGGGTTTGGTATGCCAGGTTACTACAAATCTAGGATCCTGTCCTAGAGTTTCTATTCGGTGTATCCAGATGTTGAGCTCGGCCACAGCGGTCTGAGCTATTGCAGGCATTCTAGTGAAAAGTTCGTTGTTTTGTTGTGAATCATAGAGTCCGTGATAGAGCTCAAACACATGATGTAAGCGATTCAAGATGTCTTGATCTGGTTCCGAACAATCCAAATTTTCTAACTCAGATACCCAGGGACGCAGGATGTTTACCAAATTGTTGAGATGTTGCACACAGTATTCTCTTGTGAAGCGAGTGTGTGGAAAGTTGTAGAAGCGTTCTCGATCATCAAATGGAGATCCCAACGCACAAAACATTCGAACTTGATCCAACCATCTTTGTGCTATTGGTATGTCTAGTACGTCAAATACCAGATCCATGCTCTGATTTTCAGTACCAAGTGTGATTATTAATTGACTCATAGCTTTTTCCGCGGGTTAAATATGTATCGTTAAAGGAGAATCAGCTATGGAATTGTTGGTTATAGTATTAGTAGTATTGGGTGGAGTGGCTTGGTGGATTTGGAAAGAGCGCAAATTGGAAGAAAGCGGCCATCCTTTGGAAACCATCACTAAAAAGCTAGATGTTAACCAAGATGGCAAGATTGACGCCAAGGACGCAGAAGCAGTGGTTGAAGCTGTTAAAACCAAGGCCAAGTCCGCTGGTCGCAAAAAGAAGACAGCCGATCAAGAATCCACTTGATCAATGCCTTCCACAAAGTCAAACAGCCTTTTATTGGGATTGGGGTAGATGCCGTATCGACTACCCAACTGTCCAGGTTCATTTGAACCTGAACAGTGTTCCCTATGACTAGTGGCTCTTGGACATCTTTTGTTGCCACATTCAGGACACAAAAAAATCCGATTCATGCCCTCGGTAATAGTCATTTTGTTTTTACCGTGATCAAGCTTGAACACAATGTTGTCTTTGCGACATTCCCAGCAGTAACAATCTGATTTCATACTGTTAGTAGTCTTACCAACCCAACCGTATCAATGGTGGTGAGCAGAATGTAGTTAGCCAACATGCCAAAAGATTTACGGCTCCAAGCAGCCCAAGAATAGATAGCACAACAAGTGATCCACAAAGGATATAAAGCCAAGAGCGGAGGATTGGGTACCGTGATAGCCATGGTCAGTGAACATGCAATAGATCCAATCCAAGCCAGCAACTCAAGTACAAAACGCACAGGGTATGACTGCCAATCATCGCGAATCCAATCAAATGTTGGTTTTAAGAGATCAATCATTTCTTCTCAACAACTTTTGTAAGACATAGGCTTACAAATTTTTTGTCCCATTTTTCTTTTTCAATCATACATTCTTCTCTAGTATCAAACTGCTTGGTATAAACTATCTTGATAGCAGGCGGAGGGTCTGACCATATTTGAATACTCAACACCCAGACTATAATAGTTTCCATATTAATGTCTCCTATAGTTTACTTGTTCACAGCGTGCCTTGTTTCACGATTTCGCGTTGTACACTGCGCCTTGCAATGAAGTCATTGGCTAATTGTTCGGTATCAAATCTTTCTTCCATGCGCCATGTATCTGGATTTCCTGGCATGGCTGCGTACTCAAACCAAACCTCCCAGTGTGTTTCGCTTAGTGAATTTGTTTCTTTTACAATTTTGTAACGTCTAGGTCTACTGCCTCTCATGGTAAATGCTGCCATGACCAACAATAGCCCAGGCAGCACCAAAAAGTAAAATAGGTCTTGTAGCCAGTCCATTATATCAAAGCTAAAAGTTGATCACGAGCTAGATTTTTACCCTTGGCTTCGCACTGTATGTCAAAGTTTTCAGCAAAACTCAAAGCCCATTCGTTACATGCGTGATTCCAGTAGAAATCGCTGTGAGCCCTGAGCTTTTGTTTGTTAAAACCTCGATTAATAAGCGAATCAAGATCGGGTCGTACTCTGCTATCATGATCCAGCAAAAGATCTTCGCGGCTAACACTGTAGTGAAGAGCAGGGCGCACACCACGCCAAGACTCAATAACCCGCATGACATCAGCGTCTTGCGGATCGATGTATTCACCGGTCTTAATCCAGTTATGGTGAATGTCCAAAACAACAGCGCAATGCTCAGCCAAGTTAAGAACACTATCGAGGCCATTTCCAATTTCATCATTCTCTATGGTTATGAGGTTGCGAGCCTCGGTTGACAAGCGACCTAGTGTTCTAACAAACTTTTCAGCGCCGCCGCGCCCACTAAGATGTATGTTGATTTTAAATCCATGATCATGCCATGCTGCACCATAGCCCATCCAACGGGCCATGTCTACGTGATATTCAAACTCATCAATGCTACGCTCAACGATGTTATCATTGTCACTTGCAAGAACGCAATACTGGCCAGGATGAAAAGACAACCGTACGTCAAGGGCACGAGCCAACCGTCCCACTTCTGCAAAATGTGTTTCGGCGTAAGCTCTAACATCCGGTTCACGATAAAACCAGCTCCAATCAGGCTGAGTATACATGGGAAGAATATCACTCCCAATACGTACCATATGACATCGTTCATCTAGTGCTCCAACTCTTTCAACTAAAAGTCTTGTGGATTCAATATTGAATTTTACCAAACTCCACAGTTTTTCCACAGCTACATCGCGAGGCTGACGATTAAGCCAGGCCACAGTGGTTGTACGAGTGTTATGGTCAGTGGCTGCAACCCGCTTGCCTGCGACCTCTGCGGGATCGGTTAGCCATTTGCAACAAAAACCGGTACGCCGAAGAGTTTTAGATGTAGTCATAACGTGATTGTACACTAGTTATCAAATATTGTGTTAAACTTTGGTTCCATTGATCTTCGGTTATGCCACAGTGCTCATATCCTTGTTGAATACCCTGTATGTAACCAGAGCTAGGATAACCAGTTACTGGTCCTGCGATTTCGTAGAAAAAGAAATGTTCATTGTCTTGACGCCAGCGACGTCGTGTATAGTATGTGGGATAGCCTTCATAGCGATCAAGTGCGTCAAAGTCTTTGGGTGTGACCAACCAAAGAGCACCTGGTACCACTGCGCCGCGACGTGGTAAGATTGTGGCGTGATTTCCAAAGGCCAGTTCCCAACCACGCAGATCAAGTCTTTTTACAAATCTAGCAGTTGGGCATCGCCAACTCATTTGTTCATGATTTAGATTGCTGCCATAGGCAAAATACAACGAGGGATATTCTAGTGTTCGCGCCAGATGTCCAGAGTGGTGCAATGAAAGCCCCCGCCCAGAGTTCGGCTGTGAGTCAGTGGCAGTGCGATGACCTCTATACCGCGATTTTCCAATACCGCGATCAGAGTCTTTTGAATCTCGTCCACTATTACCAAACCTGGACGCACTACCAAAATGTTCATTCCTATCCATTTGCTTGCATAAGGGTACTGGTAAAAGTCCCGCTCCACTATTTCGTTTATATAGATTCTATCCCAACGTTTGAGACAGTTCGGCAAATTATCTTCATTGACTCTACTGGCATTGAGCAACACCAGACCTTCTTGTAAGGGTGCTATTGTTGAATCAATATGCACACCTGCGTAAAAGTTACAAAGTTCGATATTCTTGTTAGGAAACTGAGCACACAGCCAATCATATGCAGCACGATTACCACTTTGGCTTTCAAGATACAACCAGTCATCTCCCAAACGACACACATTGGCAGCATCCAATATCATGTCTTGATCTCTGGGCATGCGCAACACTCGAGCAGCAGACTTGACTATGAAATCCATTTGCTCGATTTCCATGTCTCTGCACGGATACAACATAGCTGGATCAACCACGGTGTCATCACCAATCAACAGTCGATCACGGGGACAATAATTGTACATGCCGCCGCGAGCCACAAAATCAATTGGTTCTGGTCTCCAAACTTCAACTCCTAAATTGTACAATACTTCACTTAATTTGTCAAGTTCTAAATTGGCTTGATCAATCACATGCTGCGGAACAGGACCTGATGGCACAGGAGTTTGGGTCCATTTGGTTCGAGTGTGCTCCAGTGCAAAAACCGGATCTTGGCTAGGCCAATTGGCGTTAGTAGCGGATCCAACCAATATTCTGCGTAGCGGATCCCATTCATTTCGGCTGTAGACTTCCATTAGTTACCTGTGAGTTGTAGTGTATAACGATTGGTTTGGCCAACATTGGCTGCGAGATGCGGGAACTGATTACTCCAACATACCCAGTCTCCCTGTCGCCAATTCACCACTGGTCTTTTGTTCATTTCCAAATAATGACCACTTTGCCAGTCTTCCAAAAAAACAATGATTCGCACAATTGTATCTGTGTCTTTTAATCGGTTATGTCTACGGAAAAAAGCATAGGTATCACTGTGTTCTGGTAGTGTGCAACCTGGGGTCATGCGATACACACTCCAGCTAAAGTTTTCCAAAGGAAAAAAGTGTTTGAATCTATCTATCCAGCTGGGCGCAGGTCTACGCATATCATACATGTCACCTGTGAATTTGGTCTGTGTGTATCCCAGACGTCGCCATTCTGCCACTGCTGGTGCATCATTAAAAGGTTCGTTGGTGTAATCAAGATCTCGATGTTGTAATCCCCACCAGGGATCTGAAATAGACCCCTGGGCCCACATATTAGTGTCTGGTATTACCATAATGAATCACGGTGTGCTTTTCTGAAAGTTTGAGTTTGCGCCACGGATCTACAATAATTGAACCTTGAGGTATTTCGCAGTAAGGTTGAGTGTCCTGTTGATCACCGGTGTATTCATATGTGATCTTGCGATTGTGTGCCCACAACACCACATGTGGCACGCTGCCTAGGTCAGCAACAACATCTGTGGGATCATCAGCTATTGGATCAACGTACTTGACCTTATAGCCCATTTGCTTGACATAATGTCCAACCAAGGTTGAATAGCTGCCAATGCAATACTCAACGTCAGGTTTGTAGGCCTTGCCATGAATAGCAATAGGCATGTCTTTGCCGTCTGGGCCACCAGCATAGGCTTGCTTTACCAAGAATTCAGCAAGATTACGTGCTTGTATTTCACGAGCATGCATGATAGTATCAAATAAGTCATACCCAATGTCATATTCTTGAGCCAGCCAACGCAGTGCAATGTTGTCACGTGGATGACACGCACCTGCATCTCCCATGCCTGCAGTCATGTACTTAGGTCCCATGATGCGCATGTTGCTGCGAGCCAGCGCATTTGTAACAACATCAACATTAATGTTGCCGATCTTGAGAGCAAAGTCTTGAATCATGTTGGCCAGACCAACCTTGGCGGAAATAAATGTGTTATAGAAGATCTTAATGGCTTCACATTCATCCCAGGTGCCAACTTCGTATCTTGGATCGTTTTTCATGATGCCACGATAGAGCTCGATTAGTTCGCCCGCAACACCTGTGACGCTGCCATCTTCGGTGCCAATGATTACCATTTCTGGATTGGCCATGTCCCATTTCACTGATCCCATGGCAATCAAATATGGGTTGTACAAAAACGAATGCATGGGGTCAAGCAAACTGATAAATTTGCGTCGTGTGGTACCAGGCAACACAGTGCTGATCAACACAACTTTTTTTGGTGACTTGGCATACTTGTTGATGTTGTTTATAGCATCAATCACAGCTTCGTGACCAAAGTCTTTGGGCTCCATGTGACTTGAAGGCACTGAGCCATCATAGCCTTCTGCGTGTGGGGTTGGCACAGCAATAAAGATCCAATCGCTGTTGTTGATCATTTCCCCCACGTCTGCGTACACAGTTACCAGATCACTAGATCTTGGATAAATATCATACCCAGAGGTTGGGTATTTTTCAGCAAAAACTTCAGCACAATCAAGGCCTAGCTTTCCTAGCCCTATAAAACCAATTTTGTTCATAAATTCTCCAAGCACAAAGGTTAGCAATAATTATTTCATATGAGCCACCAACACAAAAAAACCTACGCTGTAAATGTGCATATTGATGCCCAGCTTGCCACAGTTGACACAGTTGATATCAAGGTGTTTACCAGGTTCAACAGCAACACCCCCACACAGCATATCAAATCAGGTTACCAAGTTATTGAACAAGCTTTGCCTCTAGGACGGTTTGACAAGCTCATGATTCAAATTGGTGATCTTGGTAACCAGAGCTCGATGTCAAATCATCTGCGTATAGAAGGTATTGTGATAGACGGCATTGATTTGAATCCACACAATGTGCATCTTGGGCGTCAATTCCCTGATCATACCCGCACCACACACCGACATCCAGTAGAATACTATGAGCCTGGCACGCACTTTGATTTCGCTGGAGTCTATGAACTAGACATAGAAACTCCAATTTGGCGATATGCTTTGTATGCTTTTAAACGGCTGTCACCATACCGAGAACAACTTTACACTTCAAACAATGATGTATCATAATCAAAGACCCCTAGTTGATGCCCTGCATCAAGCACATCTTGATCAACAAGATGTTGATTGGCAAAAAATTATCTATTCAGGCATACCCTGGTTACCTTTGGATCTTGATCCTCCTAAACTGGACCAACAAGACTTGGCCAAGGACGTAGAACGTTGGTTCTATAACAGCACGGTCAACAAAGAATCTCTCAAGACTGCAAGCTTTACCGAAAGCAACATTGTGGGCGACAGCATGGTACAACGACTAGACAACGAACCAGGCCAGCGTCTGTGGCAAGGTAAAATGCTGTTTGGTCCCAAGGACTGGATCAAAGAAACCTATACCGGTACCATCTATGTTGAATACACCATGGCTCGACGCTTTAGGGATCGCATGGAGTGTGCATGGGATATTGATGCTGAACATCCTATAAGAAAGTTTGTGAGTTCATTGGTATCTGAAAAAGATCTATATTCAGTCAGTGTGTTTTTGCTACCGCCCACGGAATATCTTGATCCACATCTAGACTACAACCAAGGATTGAAAATTGGTTTGGCTAGTATATTCTGGGGCGCACAGTGGGATCCAGGCAATGACTTTGGAATCGCAGGCTTTGGACTGGCTCCTATCAAACAGGATTGGATTGGCTTGATTGACACCTTCAATCATCCGCACTGGGTTATTAACCGTAGTCAACGCGATAGAATAAACATTGTGATCAATCTTGAACACAGTGCTATTAGTCATGTGATTGAAAACAGCTGGCGTAAAATCTGGCGTTGATTACTTTTTAAACCAATCCTGCTGCTCACCTTCGCGATCCAAATCACAGGTATGACAGTGTGTGCCAGCGTCCCAGAAAAACTGATGTCGTAAAGGCAACACATGGCAGGTTATGCCATAACGTTCCATGGCACGCACCACATTTTCATCATACTGACTTACCACTGCGGTTTTTGGATCAACCATGAGAATGTTCACAAAGAACTTGGTTTCAACTGCATTGCCCGTCCAATGGCGCATGTAGGTATCAAGAAAATCTGCTAGTTGTGGTGATTGCTCTTGACCCTGTAGATAATAACGACCATAGCCCCATTTGCGTAGTTCTCGCCAGTCTGCTACTGTTTCTAAAAAGCTTCGGTCACTGCCGTAGACTACTTCCCAGCCAGGAAAGCTTTTTTCATATGTGGTTTGATCGTGGTAGCTGATGATCAAACCAGGTGCCACTGGACAGAATGTGCCATCGCTGTGACCACCAGTGTCAATAATATGTGGACGAAATGTTTTACCAGCTATGGATTGACTTAGTAGACTTAGACCGCTGGTTACGCCGCCATACCACTCGGTAGCAAAATAAAGATCACGTCCCACTCTAGTGACCATGCTGCCATTTACAAATTCGTGTTGTGCTGTGTCTTTTAAGGTATTTCCTCTTCTAGCAATAAACCGATAAATGTCATCAAACACGCCCACTGGGTTTGTGAGTTTCTCAGCCATGCGATACCATTCGCTGTTGCGTATCCGCAGATAATCGCAGTCATAAACTAGATCCTGAATGTGCGTGGGCAAATTTGCAAAGTCTTTTTCTCTATTACAATTAGGCCAGTCTGGCTGTTGGATGTCTTGGTAAAACTGATTCCAGCCGGGCCATTCATCATAATGATCAGCATACACCACACGTTTCCATGAGTGACTTTTATAGAAAGTGTCTCCAATCATGATGTGATAGTCTCTAGGAGTCACAGGCGGCATGGGCATCTCACGCTTGAACTCTAGTTGCTGCCAACGACTAACATCGGGTCTCAACACAGTGACCCCACGCTGCTCAAGAAATCTGCTGAGTGATGCTAGATCTTCTTCAGTCTCAATTGCTATGCGTTCAAAAATTGATCTAAGCTTGGAGTCTTTGATATAAGCAAAAGCTTCTGGTGGCCAACAAGCACCAACTATACACACTTTCAGTGGATCCCAGTGTTGATAAACTTGTAGTTTCAATTGCGCCTCTATAAGTAGGTTTATGTTTGTTCCAATGGACCTGTTGTATGACTATCTAGAACACATAGTCAATCACGACTTTGTAATTTATCGATTTTGGCCGCATGGATCCAAAAACATTCAGGATCTTGTGCCCAAGCGCGATTATACTATGCTTGACAGCGTCACGCGACCTATATTGATATTTCACGATCAGGAACCACTTAACTTTGATTTATACCAAAGCCAAAACCTAGAACACACCACATGGTTTAAAGATTGGCCACTGGAATTTAGACAATGGTGGTTAAATCGCAACCTGCGCAGCGCATGTGAAGTCAATGTGCATGACCGATGTATCGTTACCCATAGTGAACATAACAGTGCCCAGGTTTCACTTTATCAACAACATGGATTCGAAACTGTGTATGTCTGGAGTCATGCTCTGTTATCAAGAGATTGGTATCGTTATGCTATGTTAGATCCCAGGCTTCAACAGCCTCGATCGGTCAAACACGACTTCAACATCTATGCACGAGCCTGGAGTGGCACCAGAGAGTATAGGTTATATTTTTTGAGCTTGATCACTGATATCGCACATCACTGTAGAACCACATTTTCTACCCAGGATCAAGCTCACTATCTTGATTACAGGTTTGCCAATTCACGATATGATATTGCAAAACTTGATCTAGAAAATTATTTTGGTGACACCAGTGTTAGTAGCCACAGCAGTGCTACCTATGATGCAGAACATGTTTGCAGCACAGGATTTGATGTTGTGCTAGAAACTATCTTTGATGAGGATCGCATACATCTCACTGAAAAAAGCCTGCGTCCTATTGCGTGTGGTCAGCCTTTTCTGTTGGCAGCAGCCGCAGGAAGTTTATCGTACCTACGTGGTTATGGTTTCCAAACATTTGAATCTGTGATAGATGAGTCATATGACCTTGAAAGCGATCCTGTACGCCGCTTGCACATGATCACTGCCGAGATGAAAAGAATTGCTCGTATGTCTAGTCAACAAAAAAATCAACTGATGCAACAGTGCAGGCACATAGTAGAACACAATCAAACACACTTCTTCAGCACTGATTTTTTCAATCAAGTTGTAAACGAATACATTGTAAACATGCAGCAGGCCATGTTGGCAGTATCCCAATCTCGTCATGGGTCGGAACCACGGCAGCATCTTGCTATCTACGATCGTTGGCCTGAATTCCGTGGTCACCCAGATGCCGAACCCATACTGCGTGTACTGAAAACGATCTAGGCAACGTTCCGAGAAATCACTGCACTCCAGTCCGGCCCAGGTTCAGAATCAATGCAACTTTGCAACCTAGCGTGCATAATTTCATAGAAGCTGTCCACACGACCTCCCCATTGTCCCAGCAGGCCAGTCAAAAGATCCAATGACTGCTGCCACTGCCGCTGTTTATAGGTTTCCAACATTTTGTGATGATTGTCGTACAGTGTGCCAATACGCCCTATGTCTTGAAAGGGTATGTGTTCTACCACACAATAGGCTGTAAACTGCTTGCCACCCACTGAAATAGTGTCAAGTTCCAACACCACATGTTTGTCAGACAAGTCGCTCTTGGCTGCTTCATCAAATATAATATGCATTGCGTTTCCTTTTAAATATGTATTATGCCTTTTGTATTCGACTTAATTTCTGATTTACACAATGAGACCTGGTCAACATTTGATTGGTCAGGACAACCTACTAGTCCTTTTGCAATAGTTGCAGGTGATGTTGCTGTAGATCGAGACGTTTTAATCAAAACTCTAGAACACCTAGCAAAATGCTATCACATGGTATTTTACATAGATGGCAACGACGAACACAAGCTTTACATGTCCGATCTAGCCAGTAGCTACCGTGCGCTACACAAGGCTATCAAAAAGATAAAAAACGTTGTGTATCTACAGGAAAATGTGGTAGTAATGAATGGGGTAGGTGTGTTGGCTACAAATGGCTGGTGGGGCTTTGATGCGGATCCGGGCATAGACGAAGATCAAACACATCATTGGTGGATTAATAAAATGCACAGAGATGGATATGATGCTGACAGTAACCTAATCAAAGATCTATCAAGAACAGATGCTGCCTACATAATTCGCAGTGTGCAGAGACTGCAACGCCACCAAGATGTGAAAAAAATTGTGATAGTAACACACACAGTGCCTACCACAGAACTAATCAAGCACGACATTGATCTTGAGGGCAAGTATGGATTCAACTGCATGGTTAACTCTCTCATGGACTTGGCCATTCCAAATGATACAGAACACAAAATTCACACCTGGTGTTTTGGTCATTATCACTTGCCAGTGGATCGTGTGATTGATGGCATACGCTATGTAAACAACTGCCGCGGACGTGGAAACACCGACTTTAAACAGTCGGTGTATTATCCAAAACGTATTGAGATAAGTTAAGCGTCAGCTTCTAGACGTACCTGCAAGGGAAAGTTATTGGCCCTGGCGCTGAGTGTGACTTCTACTCCTTTTTGTTCGGCCAGCTCATAGGGCAGAACTGCCACAGTGGCCGAACCAATATTGTGTATGTCAAGAGTAATTGCTTCTGCTGTTTCTTCAGTATAATCAAAAAATTCAATTAGACTGCCTATAACAAAATCCATTGAGGTTTGATTGTCATTGAGATAGATCACCTTAAACATAGGTGGCTCTTTTAGTTCTTCGTTGATGTTGGTTTTGGTCTCTGTGACAACTTCAGCATTAGACATTTTGCGTTCCTTGAATAATGGGGGAGTTGCCTCCCCCTGTATTTACACGATATCAGCCTGCGTAGGTGATTGCGATTGACTTGGGTTTTTGACTTTCAGGTACTACTCTTTCCAACTGTACAGTCAAGATGCCATCTTTCATGATTGCACCTTTTACTTCTACGTAGTCAGCTAGAGTAAAGTGACGCACAAATGTACGAGCACTGATACCGTGATGTAGATATTGCACCTGGGTATCATCGTTGTCGTCTTTATGTGCTCCACGAATAGTCAATCGACCTTCATGGAACTCAACATCAATTTCCCCTTGACTAAAGCCAGCAGCAGCCACACGAATTTCATATAGATCTTCTGCCAGGCGTACAATGTCATATGGAGGATAATTTCCCGCTGCTGCATCAATCTGTGCAGTGATGCGATCAAACAGTCGATCAATACCAACTGTGTTACGATAGAACGGGGTCAGATCAAAAGATGTGATTTTAGTCATTGTTTTCTCCTTTCATTAAGCAAGAATGACTGTGTGTAGCCCGATATCGGCGCTACAACCATATTTATACAGCAGTTTTTGAATTATGTCAATATTTTTTGGGCGGCAGCTTTTGGCTATCCAGGTACTTGCGCCAGCGGTTGCGAGCTGCATTGGCCTTGAGTTTGCGTTGAGTGGTGGGTTTGGTATATTGTTCGCGCTCGCGAAGGTTGATCATCAAACGATCTTCCTGAACTTTTTTCTTGAGTTTGCGCAGTGCTTTTTCCACATTACCATCATGCACCACAATCATTTTACCCTTTTTCACTAATACCTCACTAAAAATGTGTAGGGTTATTTACCAAATCTACGTCTATATTGACTTTTTGCATTTGTTTTTTATTGTAGTCTCGTAGATTGTACATGTGCGGCAACAAAATACGCTCGAGTTCACTGTGCAGGGCTCTAGCGCCGGTGCGTGTGCTTTTAGCACGTTCTGCGATTAGCTGTAGTGCCTCCGGAGTAAAATCAAGCTCAATTTGATCCTGGGCGAAAATCCATTGATACTGACTTATCCAACTGTTCTTGACTTCGCACATGATATTGACCAACTGTGAAATATCTAGTTCCTGTAGCACTACCCAGTTGGTAAATCTGCCTACAAATTCAGGGATCAATCCAAATTTCACAAGATCGTCTGGATTAACCATATTTAGAAAGTCTTGATCTTTTTTGGCATTGATTTCTGCAGAGAATCCCATGGCAGTACCTTGTACACGATTTTGTATAATATCCTCTAGTCCCACGAATGCACCACCTGCGATAAACAGAATATTGGTTGTGTCAATTTCTATAAACTCTTGATTGGGGTTCTTTCTTCCCAGGCTAGGTGCTATCCTACAGCGTGTGCCTTCAACTAACTTTAGCAAGGCTTGTTGTACACCTTCACCAGACACATCTCTGGTAATACTTGTGCTTTCGCTCTTGCGTGATATCTTGTCTATTTCGTCAATAAACACAATGCCTCTTTGTGTTTTTTCAATATCACCTTTGCTTTCAATATACAGTCTACTGATCAAACTTTCAACATCATCACCCACGTAGCCTGCTTCTGTAAGGCTGGTAGCATCAGCGATAGCAAAAGGAACATCTAGATACCTGGCCACACTACGAGCCAATAAAGTTTTTCCAGATCCCGTGGGACCAAGTAACAACACATTACTTTTTTCTATTTCAACGCCAGGATCAGGATTGTTGATACGCTTGTAGTGATTCACAATGGCCACGCTCAACATGATCTTGGCCTGATCTTGTCCTATCACATACTGATCTAGAAACTTTTTGATTTCTTTGGGATCAAGCTCTGGATGTTCAAGTACTTCTTGATCCAATGGTGATTCTCTTTCCAAGAGATCTTGGCAAAGATGAACACACTCATTACAGATACCTACTTTATCACCCACAATGAGTTTTTTTACAGCATCCTTGTGCTTGCCGCAAAAGGAGCATGATGAAGCGTGATCTTGATGCATGAGTTTTAAGTTTTTTGTAAACGTGCTGCTATCTGCTCGCGTTCGCTGTATGTCAGCATTTCCGCGTCGTATTCACCAGATTCAAGTTTGGCAATGAGAAAATCAATATAGGCATCGTCGTAAGCATAACTGTCGCTTAGGTCTTTGTCAACCTCTATCCATTTTTTACCATTGTATTTGTACAACACCGTGGGCAGCATGTCAACTCTAAGGTAAACGTCACCTTTGCTGGCATTCTCTGGGAAAGCAATACCAAAGCCTGACACATTGCCCGACAAAGGTTCATTGTCAGCTGCAAGTGCAATCATTGACGCCCAAGGCACTTCTGGTATAGCACCAATTTCAACCAAACGACGTTGCTCCTTGATAGTGCTTTCAGGATGAGTTGACTTCCATTCGCGCATGGCTGCTTTTTCAAGGTCTTCTACCACTGGCTGTTGCCATGAGGCCACAGGAGTTTCAGAAATAATTTCCTCTGTATCTTTGACCAGTTGTTCTTCTTTGATTTCCAACACAGGTTCAGGTTCAGCCTGTACAACTTCTATCACTGGTTCTGGGGGATCTAGTTCACTTAGAATTTGATTGGCTTGCTCTGCTCGTGCTGCTTCATCAAGAGCCAACTTGGCATCACCTTCAACAGGTCTCTCCATGGGAAACGGCCATGGCTCTGGCTCTGGTTCAGGATCAGGTTCTTTGATTTCCTCAGGGGTGGGAGATGGTGGTGGGGTTTCAACTGGCACAACCATCACAGCATTGGCTCGCGCTTGACGTTCCCACTTCATGCTTTCAGTTGCTGCCAACAGCATCATGATAGCCAAGGGATCAAACACAGCCACTATGATAATGATTACCCAACGTACCGCACGTTCTAGAATGTTTTGATCTGGATTGTCTCCATAGATCAAGGCAGCAATGTATTTGATGGGACCAACTTCGGCTTCTATTTTTCTGTTTTCAGCTCGCAGTGGTGCTGCTTCTTCATTGAGTTGAGCAATGGTCTTTTGTTCAGCGGCAATTTCAGATAAAAGTCTTGTGCGTTCCTTTTGTTGACTACGTCTAATCTGTACTGCTCTTTCTGCGCCGCGCTCATCATCACTGCGTCCCATGAGCTGGTCCACTGCTTCGTCCATTTGTTTTAGAGCACGCCGATTGGTTTCGATGTTGTCTCGCGCTGTACGAATCTTTTCATCATAGATTGATATCTTGGCCTGGCTGTCCCCACTGACCAAGCTTTGATCGCTGTGAGCTTTGCTTAAAAAACCAAAGATGCCCATAGAGGTGATAACCATCAACAAACACACAGCAGGCACCAGATAGGCTTTCATGGCCAAGCGGCATTGAGTCCAATATTCATGTAACCAAATGGTCACAGTGACCTTGGCAATCTCTAGTATTGAACCCATGACGATAATAGGTATTACCGCGGCTGCAAAGATCGCAGTAAGACCTACTATAGAATAAAAAGCGGCTACTGCGCTGAGGCACAGTGCCACTATCAACATTACATAACTCAAAAACATGGCCTAATTATTTATAGTTGGTTTGGCATTAACATCACTACGTACTTCTATGCTAAACTTTACTGCTATCCATGTTGCAAAAGCCTGATTGGGAATATCAAACCAAACTGGAAATGGTACTTTGCTGGTTCGATAATATCCCCATTTGGGTGTTTTAAGTTTGCGCAGCACTTTGCTTTGACAGGCCCAATTGCGCCCAAATTCACGCCTACAATCTTTCATGATACCGTACCACTGTTCGGGAGTAGATATCATAAAGTAAAATCTGTGCAGTTCCTGGGCCGTTTTTTTAAGCGGATCGAGTGACTTAGACATAATTTTCACAAATCAGTGGCTTCAGTTTCAATACTCAATAGAGCTTTCACCGCGACCGTCCTTTAATGGCCAACTCCCTACAGAGAGCAAAGTTCCGTTTGATCATGTAGGTTTTAAACAAGACTCTAGCGGTCTAATCTTGTTCAGGCCGGTGCCGCACCTCGGAGGACCTATCAACAGCCACGTAGCCATGGATCCTGAACCCGGGCAGATCCTTGTTGCGCCTCCTATATACCCATTCACTGCACATGTATTATACAGTGTGCGCAGAAAAAAATCTAAGGTTTAGGTAATTTGTGCAGGTGTGGTAATTCGATCACTGTAAACACATTGACCAAGACCTCGTATGGTGTTTGCCGACGCTTGAGGATTGCTTGCAAACATTTCACTGATGTGTTCTTCAGTGATACCTTCGTCGGCCAGAAACTGCCAGATTTCATAATGCAGTTCCCGGCGAGACTGAGCCACTAGTCTAAGATTATTGATATTTGGCAACCAGTCAGATTCGGATCCACGAATACGATCCCATATTCGATTGCCTTCCAAGCGGGTTTGATCAGCCACATACTGTAGCCCATCGCGGTTCCACATCACAACAAAATAGTGTTGCATACTACAACTTTTCTCCAGGTTCAAATCCTCGGAATCTCACAAAGCGTGGAAACCTTAGACTGTATGATCCGTCTTGGTTTTGCGTAACTGCATCAGCTTCGATTTCAACCACATGACCAAGCAGGTCCATTCTACGGGCGTAAAAACTATCCCTATCACTATCAGTAAAACCACTGCCAACACTAACGGAAATTCTACGTTCATTGTCTACTCCTTCACAAATAATAGCACCCAGTCTGCCTTGATTGCGACCTGTGCCTTCTTCAAAGCCCACAATGTTTAGATCCAATGTGATTGTGGGTTTCCATTTCATCCAACCTGAATTACGATTACACTTGTAATGGGCTTCGGCGTCTTTGATCATGATGCCCTCGAAGCCTGTTTGTACAGCATGTTCTGCAAATCTACGCATGATGTCATGACCTTCACTGCTGTCAAGGTCAACTTCTAGTCCAGGCATAATACGCAAACAGTCTGTGTCTTGAAACTGATCTGTTAATTTGTCCAACTTTTGGATACGTTCATAAAGTGGCACATTCCATACACCATGCTCAAATCTATCCAAGGGTATAAAATCAAATATATGATAGGTCATGCCTGTGGTATTGGCATCACTTTTTCTGTGTGCCTGTTTCATTAGACTTTGAAAACTTTCGCCCACAATCTCGCCGTCTAATACCATGTTGTATTTGCCGATTATTTCGCGAATGCTATCAAATTTTTCTATGATAGCATTTTCTATGTCAACAAAATTGTTAAACACCTTGCCATTGCGACTGTACAACACAACTGAACCATTCATGTTTACTGACGCTAGAACTCGTACACCGTCAAGTTTGCATTCAAGACGCTTGCGACCTTTCAGCTTGTGAGGACTGCCCTCGCTGTCCTGTGCCAACTGACAAGTAAACACCGGTATACGCCATTCAGTTTTGCCAAGTACCTTGTTGAGTGTTTTTTCGCTGATACCACAGCGCAGGTCTTTGATCAATACTCTGCGACATACCATGTTCCATTCTTCACTGTCAAAGTCTTGCATGACTTTGTCAATGGCGTGTTTGGCAGCAAAGCCTGTGACCGATCTTGTGCGTAGAGCTTCGCAAAGTGCCCAGAACTTTGTCCAATCGTTTGGTCTGTCAGACAACGCCTGGCTTTCAGGAACCTTTTTTACGTGATATGTATAATATGGATTGTATGCAAGATAGCAATTGAATAAAAAACACTGCGCATTATAGCTACCAAGCTTTGAGGCCATGAGAGCCTTTTCGATAACTCTTTCTTTGTGCAAGCGGCTATCGGAACTTTCTAGGTCTCTGATCCATTCTTCTGCCACTGCGATGCCTTGAAAATGTTCGCTTTCTATGTCTACTGTGTATTTACTATTTGAAAGAGTAAGACCCATGGTAACTCCTAATAAGAGCGATAGATGTATAGTGTAACACAATAATGATTATTGGTCAACCGCTGGTAAGTGTTAACTAACCAACAACAATATTAGCAGCGGCCTGTGATTCTGTGTAGTTGGTTGGTCCCAGATTACCTGGGGCGGGCGGAGTTGCAGGTGTAGCAGGAATCTGTGCGTCTGCAACCAATCCACCATTGCCAAGAGATGCTAGGTTGCGACCTTCTCTTAGAGCTCCAACCACAGCCTGACCTCCTTGATTAGCAGTGTTGGCAATGGCATTGATATATTCAGCTGGACCACCTGCTTCGGTCTGTACTCCATAGTCGTGCAAACTATCAGCAAAGGCCTGTACGCTTTGGAATTGATTACCAGTTAGATTGGCATAGTCAATTTGTGACTTTGAAAGATTAGTAACTTGATTTTTCACTGTGTTACAAATCAACAACCAATTGGAATTGATATTAGCAATGGCATTGGGACTAGAAGAAACCAACCCTGAAATAATACTATTCGCGGATGAACACAGACTCACGATGGCCAGGTTTGCATTGGCATAGTTGCCTTGGCCTGGTCCAGTGGGTATAGAAATATTACCGGAGTTACCATAGGTACCATTCAGCACGTTGACCATTCTGGTATACGCAACTGTGAGCGTGGCCACATTGATGTTGGCCACATTGGACTGTACATTAATCAAGGGCTGCGTAATATTGTATCCACTTGCGCAGCCCAATACATCGCCTAGAGTTAATGTGCCATCAGGTCCTGTACCTGTGGCAATATTAGCAGAGATATATGTTCTTACAGCAGGCGGCACTGCCTCGGTCAATGAATTGATTAGGTTCAGTCCTGCGTTTGTTTCCAATGCTGCCACTGTGTTTGCAAACTGTGGCATTGGAGTTTGCGCAATATTTTTAACCTGTTCTAAACTAGCCTGCATGGCTTTGTTAGCCAAGGCAATGTCTGGTGGTATGATAGTTTTCAAACGGTCATAACTGATCATACTGTGGGCACTTCCTTGATATAGTAGTCAGGTAATTGTTGTATCAAATTGCTGTTCACAGTGCCTTGACTATCTAGATAGATTCCACGCACTCCTTGTTTGGTAGTGGTAGTCATGGTTCTAAAACTGTTTGGAAAGATCTTGACTGGATTCAAAAGATCAGCCATGGTCAAGATGTTGGGCGTGGTACAGCCCAACACCTGCAACACCAACTCAAGATCTGCTCCTGTGATTTTGCTCATGGCTTGATAGGCCAAACGCTGCAAACTATCTGCCATTTCATATTCATTGTCAGTCAAAGAACTTACCACTGAACTGGGTATGCCTTCATTGACAAGAGCTGTGGATACCTGTGGTAACACTCCCTGCGCAAAAAGATTCTTTAACAATTGTGCAGGAGTACCAAGTTCGCCTAATGCTGCCAGATCAATCACACGACCCAGGCGTTGTAGATCTCGCGCAAAAGCAGGCAAGGCCTGATTGACTTTGCTGATATCACCTGTGGTCAAACTGTCCATGCCACTAAAAGTGGGGCCAAGGAATGTAGCACTGTTTTTGGAAACGTTGATGGTTTGATTGGTACCTGCCACATAACCAGTGGCACTACTAAACGCTTGACAGAACTTACTGAGATCAGTTTGATTGATCACAAGACTGGCCTGAGTAGCCACTAAGCCAGTAACGCCGGGCGCAACTCTTAAATTACCTGTGATGCCGGTTATGTTTGCTGGAAAGGATTCACCAAGAGCAGGACAGGTAACACTACCAATCGTGGTCATGGTGTTAATAGTGGTGTTGCTTAGAACAGTGACATTTGAATTGGCATTGGCAATATTGGCTCCCAATATCACAGCCTGTTTCCAACTGCTAACCCAGGCCTGCGAATTCCAACTGCTCAGCGAATTGGTCAATGCAGGACTCACAGTGAGTGCTGTGTTTTGATTGATACCAGCTAGAGCTATGAGTTGTAATGGCGTGGTCATGGTTAAGCGGCAAACACGTTGGGGCTACCTTGAGCAATAGACGTACAACTACTGTACTTGTCTCCTACTCTTGCAATGGGCCTGCCATTTACAAACACACTGCCGCTACCACCAGAGATTGGTTGCTGACAAAAAGGACAGCTCTTGCCCCCGGGTTTCACATGCGGAGTGTTTCTATCTCCGCGACGAGCTACACCTTTGCCATTGGCAAAAACATCGCCAGATGCGCCTTGCACATTGTGACCTGAGCAGTGCGGTACATCTGCGTCACCCTTTCTGGCTACTGCGGGCATGTTCTATCCTCATGAGTTCTTGCAGCCTATCATTCCAGCTGTCTATTTCTTCGTGCTGTGCGTCAGTGTGTGGTCCAGGAGGTATCTCAGGACGAAACTCTATCACATGGTCAAAGTCACGCGGTATTAGATCATATTCATGATAAGTTTCAAGCTTACCATTACGCATAACAACAAACTTGTGCATTATCCCATTAGGATTTTGTTGCGTACTGGGGCTATACCAGTTGTGACTTCAACATAGCGATCTCTAACTTCATCTAACACCGAAGCTAATATGCTTATGTTGCTAGTATTTATTGTGATAGAATTCTGTGGATTTGCTGTGAAAAGACTGGGCATGAGCTGTAGCCCTTGCTGCATGGGTATAACTGTGAGTGGATGATGAACTTCAATACTGTTGTCGTTCTGAGCAACTACCTTGGCTACTAGTTCGTCACCGTTGCTGAGTTTGATACAGTAAATTTCATTGATTTCTATTTGCATTTGATAGCCTTTGTCTGAGTTCGGTGAATCCACCGATGTGTTCTTCATCTAAAAAAATCTGCGGGACTGTGCGTGCAGCAGGCACACTCTCCAACAGTTGTTCACGACTCCAGCCGTGACCAATGCGTCTTTCTTCAAATTCTATTCCACGTTGTTCTAACAACGCCTTGGCTTGATCGCAAAAAGCACAATTGTCTTTGCTCCATACTATGGCTTTCATTTCCTATTCCTGTTATTGTAAATTAGAGTTGTGGCAACTCGTCGTAACTGATATCGTCGCTCATAACGCCGATAACATAATTAGTTGATTCATTCTCCTGGAGTGCAGTTTGTTTCTTGTGAGTATCAACATGCTTGTTGAACCAGGGAATCGGTGTGCTTCGTGGGGCAGAGTGTTGGTACTTGATACCAATTTCTTTGAGAGCATTGACCGCGGTCCAATCAACAAAGTCCTTTAGAATTGTGGCATTGAGGCCAATCACAGGACCTTTTTGGAACAAATAGTCTGCCCACTCTTTTTCTTCGCGAATAACATCTGCATACAGACCATAGACTTCATTGGCCTTTTCCTCTTTGGCGCGAGCGAATCTTGGATCTTCTTTCACAACTTGATTGATCATCCAGGCTGTCCAATCTCTGTGTAAAATTTCGTCTTGTAGAATAAGGCTGATAATGTTGCCGTTGCCAATAAAGATCTTGTTCTCTACCATGGCCAAACTTGTGGCGAATGAAACCATGAAGCGGAACGCTTCCAGAGCATAGCTGGCATTTAGTGCCATCCAAATAGCATCAATGTGCTCTGCTTCAGTGACATTCTCATTTAACTCTTTTTGACAGTTAAGTCTATGCAATTCATCATAATACTTGCCTACACTCGAAGCCATGTCCACAATTTCCTTAGTATCATGAATGGTGTTGAACACTTCCTTGGGCACGTTGTAGATATTGCGTATGATGTGACTGTAGCTGCGACTATGAATATTTGTTTCAAAGAAGGTCCAGTTGTAGACCAGACTTTCAAGTTCTGGTATACCAATCACAGGCGTAAAAATCTGACTAGGGCCTCGTCCTTGTAGACTATCCAGTGCAGTTTGCCGCAACAGATTACTGGTAAAGATGTGTCGCACAGTATCAGAAGATTCCTTGAAGTCCTGTGCGTCTTTGCTGAGATTAACTTCCTCTGGTACCCAGAAGAAACCTCGTGCTTCCTGTTCAAATTTGACCAGTTTGTTGTATTTGACTTCTTCAAAACGTTGAATGGTCACAGGCCCAGCTGGATCCAAAAACATCTTTCTGGTAAGATAGTCTGTACGTGCTGCAAGATTATATTGTTGTCGACTCATTAGTGAAATTGTTCCTCTTCGGTAGAACCCTTTAGTGCTTGGGTGGCTGCGTCTGCTTCAATGGTTGTAGTGACTCGATCAAAGTATCCGGTTCCCACTTCTCTTTGATGCTTGACCGCTTCAAATCCTCTAGTGGAGGCTGCGAATTCTCTTTCTTGAAGATCCACAAAAGCAGGCATACCATGCCGCTTATACCCATGAGCCAGATCAAACATACCATAATTGAGGGCATGAAAGCCAGCAAGGGTGATAAATTGGAAGCGGTAACCCATGGCTCCAAGCTCTCGTTGAAATTTTTGTATAGTTGCATCGTCTAGGTTCCTCTTCCAATTAAAACTTGGCGAACAGTTGTATGCCAACATTTTGTTGGGAAACTTTTGATGAATTCCTTCAGCAAATCGTCTTGCAAAGTCAAGATCAGGTGTGCCTGTCTCGCACCAGATTAGGTCTGCATATGGTGCATAGGCCAATCCTCTTGACAGTGCTTGATCAAAACCGTTGCGGGTGTAATAAAACCCTTCCGCAGTACGTTCACCAGTAACAAAAGGCTGATCGTTGGGATCAATATCGCTGGTAAGAAGATTACCTGCTTCGGCATCAGTGCGAGCCAGCAGGACAGTAGGGACGCCCATGACATCAGCTGCCAGACGTGCTGCCTGTAATTTGTTGATGGCTTCTCTAGTGGGTACAAGAACTTTTCCTCCCATGTGTCCGCACTTCTTGGCCGATGCCAACTGATCTTCAAAATGCACACCAGCTGCACCTGCTTCAATCATGCCTTTCATGAGTTCAAAGGCATTGAGCACTCCGCCAAAACCGGCTTCGGCATCTGCTACAATAGGAGCAAAGAAATCAGTGTCACCACTCTTTTCCATCCATTGTATTTGATCAGCTCTAGTAAAAACATTGTTGATTCGTTTGACCACTGCTGGTACACTGTCCGCAGGATAAAGACTTTGATCTGGATACATGGCACCTGCTAGATTAGCATCTGCTGCTACTTGCCAACCCGACAGATAAATTGCCTGTAAACCAGCCTTGACCTGTTGTAAGGCCTGCATGCCAGTCAAGGCTCCCAGTGCGTTGATATAGGCCTGGTCGTGCAAGCGTTGCCATAGCTTTTCTGCGCCGCGTTGTGCTAGGCTGTGTGTTACTGGGTCACTGCCCTGCAGATCAACTACCTGTTCAGCAGTATAGTTTCTCTTAATGCCAGTCCATCGTGGATCCTCTGTCCACTGTTTTTGAAGTGCGCGAATTTTCTGTTCCCGTGTCATGATTGTCCTTGATTACAATTTACAGGCTTCGCAGTCGTCTTCTAGCATTTGTGTTTCAATAGCTAGTGCTGGCAGTGGTAGTTCCTCGAGGTCTTGACTCTTGGCACCTTGTTTGTTGATCAAGCTATAGTAAAAGGTCTTGATCCCCCAATGATGGGCAAGCATGAGATTCCGAGCGATAAGCGTGGTAGGTACTTTGCGATTGGCAAAGTGTGCTGGATTATAAAACGTATTGGTACTGATACTCTGATCCACGTAGGCCTGCAACACAGCCGCTGTTTTGAGATATCCCACACAGTCAGGTTGATTCCACATCAATTGATACCGGTTCTTGAGCTTGTGATACTCTGGAACAACTTGTGTAAATGATCCGGCTTTGCTTTCTTTCACTGTGATTAGACTCATTGGCATTTCAATACCATTGGTGGAATTAATCACCACCGAACTTGATTCCACTGGTGCAATGGCCATTAGCGTGGCGTTGCGAACACCATGCTGTTTCATTTCTTGACGCAGTGGCTCCCAGTCAAGCTCTGGTGTAAAGTCTGTGAGTTCATTAGATCCCTCAGCACGAAGTTCCCACGGAAACTGTCCCTGTCCATAGCGTGTGCGAGCACTGTCTCGACATGGTCCTCGTTCTTTGGCCAGCTCAACTGTGGCCTCGGTAAGATAAAATGCCTGATGTTCCATCCAGCTCTTGACTTCGGCCAAGGCATCGTTTTCACCATACTGTAGGCCACGTTTGGCATGCCAATAGGCTAGATTGGTTACACCTATGCCCAAGGGCTGTATCTCTTCATTGCTCAGCCGACTTTGAATTGAAAGAAAATCTTGATAATCTAGTATGTTGCAGAGGCTACGCTGAAGTATACGGCAAGCACGACGCATGTCTTCTGGGTGGCGGAATGCACCCCAATTAATTGATCCCAGTGTGCAGAGTGCAATACGACCGTTGCTGTCATCCAAACGTTTGAAGGGCTTGGTGGGCAGTAGAATCTCGCAGCAAAGATTGCTCTGATAAATGGTGTGATACTCAGGATCAAACGGTCCTTGGTTCATGACATTGTCAATGAACACAAGATAGATGCGGCCGGTGTCTGTGCGTTCTTTCAGAATGCCAGATTTAAAAACCTCTTCTGCTGCGATAACTTTCTTGCGCAGCTTAGGATCTTTCTCGTATCGGCAGTATAAATCTTCAAACCGTTTTGTATCTTGGTAGAAAGCTTCATATAGGTCTGGTACTTCATTGGGATCAAAGAAAGTAATGGATTCTCGATTTTTAAACCTACGCCAGAAGAAAGCACTGAGCACCACGCCATAGTCCATGTGTCGTACTCGTGTTTCTTCCGTGCCTTGATTATTTTTAAGCACAATAAGATCATCAAACTGATGATGCCAAATTGGATAGAAAACAGTAGCACTAGCATTACGGATACCTCCTTGGCTGCAACTACGCAGATCACCAAACCATTTCTTTAGGAACGGTATCATACCGGTGTGCATGATTTCACCACCACGTATAGGCGATCCCAATGGACGTAGGCGACCAATCTCCAACCCAATGCCAGCACGTTTACTGGCATATTTGGCCATCATTTCTCCTGAAGCAAATATACTATCAAGATCATCGTCACTACGAATAAGAACGCAAGAACTAAACTGTTTAGTTGGAGTCCCAAGGCCAGCAAGTACAGGAGTGGCAAGAGTAAATAAGCCGTCGCTGGCCGCTGTATAATATTCTTTAATGTATCGCATGCGTGCTGTATTTGGTTCTTCTTTATGGAAGACCGTAGCCGCTGCCACCATGTATCTAACCTGTGGAGTTTCATATATTTCCTTGGTGCTGCGATTTCTCACAAGATATTTTTCAATCAGTTGCTCAATAGCAGCATAGGTATACTGTTCGTCTTTACTGTGATCAATAAACTCCTGCATGCGGTCCCAGTCTGCTTCACTGTACCACTCTAAGAGCTCAGGAGTGTAAAGGCCCACTGATACGTTGCGTTTGACGATTTCAAACAGTCTGGGTGGTTGATAGCTACCGTAGACATCTTTGCGCAACATACTCAGACGCTGTTTGCCAGCCACGTATTGATAATTGGGGTGACCCACATCAGGATTGGCATCAATGTCAATGAGATCAACACAGGCACGCAGTGTTACAGCGTCGATCTCCTCTGTGGTGATGCCATCGTAAAAGTGCAACTGTGCTTTGATTTCAATCATGCTCTGGCTAACATCTGCTATGCCCTGACATACCTTGGCAATTTGTGCTTGCCATTTTTCCAATGCCAGTGGCACACGACTACCATCGCGTTTAACTACTGTGATTATTGCCATGTTTTTAATTTATTTGTCTTTTAAGTTCCGCCTGCGTTACTGCACGGCGTATTTTACTCTTATCTGTTTCGAGGCAGGTATTTAAGATGTCATCAGAAGAATAATTCAGTATATATTTTCCTGCCCTGACCAGGACTAAATTGTGTGTTTGATCTTCATAAAGTACGCAGTCTTGTAGGTCATCACGATCTAACATGGTTATAGTATACATGATACCTAGTCCACGTGCAAGATCACAAAAGGCCGTTTCTTCAAGCAGTGCCCAGGGATCGGGCCAAGTAGGACGGTCGTCCCAGTGTAGTCTATAGGGACGCCAAGGACGCTGGAACCACCAGCGATTGACTGCGGTGCAAACAACTTGGGTATCTAGTTCAGCCAGACTGTCACGTAACTTAACCCAAGACCGCAGACGTGTTTCAAAATTTTCTGCCAGTTTCAAGCCAAGTGTTCAATGTTATAGGTCAGACTGCCACCAGAACCTGTGCTGGTAGTAGAATATCTAACAGTTAAGGTGTCACCAGATTGAACAGCACTCAATGTAAGTCCGGTGCTACTGTTTTCGGTATAGTCTTCAGAGTAAGTGATTGAAGGATCACTGACCACTGTCAAACTGCCTGTGCGATAGGCACTGCCTCTTGTGAATGTGTAGTTCACTGTGAACGCACGAAACTGGCCAGTAATTGACGTGCCACTACCACCGCTGTCTGTGGTAAACAGTGTGGTGTTGGTTTGATTGTCTAGAATTGGTGTGACCACCGCGGCTTCTAGTTGATAATTGCCCAGACTCAATACCTGGCCATTGTCAATGCTGATGATGCCTAGGTTGTTGTTTTGAATGCGTGGAAAACCAGATCCTTCAACAGCAGCGTCGGTTCTTTCAAACAGATCACCCACACTACAGTTGGTCAAGGCATTGAAACTGATCACTGGGTCTGTGGGCGTGCCTGTGAATCCTGTGGCCACGTCAAAGAATGAATTGTGAACAGAGCCACACATGCTCACATCATCGGATATAAAAATACCTCTACGGAACACACTGTCAAAAGTACTATTGGTAATTTTAAAACCGCGTGGGCCGCCTGCGGCAGGATTCAACGTGTCAAGATACACACCTTCATACAAGGTATTGAAGTTGCAACTGTCTATGGCAGCGGCCTCAACAGCGTCTGTGCACCTTACACCATAGGTAACCTGACTAAAAGAACAGCCATGAGCAGTGACATCGTTGGTTATAAAACTGCCTGCTGAGTTGAAAGTAAAAGCAGAGATATTGTTTTGCAGGCCTGTTGACAACATAGTACGTGTGATAGGACCAACAAAAGCACAGTTAGTAAACGCCACACTCTCTGCGCAGTCAACCAAACAGATATCAATGGCCTGCATGCTTTCAAAGCCCATGTTGGCAACCGTGATCTGTTGAGGTCTAACAGCGCCGTTGTTGCCAATCTGCGCACCGGTCTGCAACAGACTGTCGCCGGTACGAACCACATAGGCGTTAAGACTACTCACATCACTCTGCAGATCCATTTTGATAATACTGCTCTGCGGACCCTCCCCATAGAGATAAGCATAGGGAGGGATCACAATGGTTTCACTTACAAGATAAACGCCAGCTGGGAAAAACAATCCCCTGCGTGCGTTTGGAGCAGTGCTTCTACAATACAGCTGAAACATAGCACGTTGGATGGCCACTGTGTCATCAGTGATACCATCTCCCACTGCACCAAAGTCAGTGATAATGGCAAAACTATCCAAACGATCCTGCAGACTCTGAGTTACTGGCGCACCTGCGCTGGGACCGGTCTGTACAACATATCCACCAGCTTCACCGCGATAGGTATAAGTGCCCTGCAGACCAAAGATGTTTGAAAATTCAGTGAGAATTTCAGTGTTGCCAATAACCGGCGCACCTTCTTCTAGTGTGCCGTTACCGATAAACAGTCTGCGCTCGTCTACAGCGTAGCCCAATTCTCCGCCAGAAAGCTGCGGCAAATCAATCGCTAGTCCCTTGCGCTGAGTTATTCTTGAAATCTGTACAATAGCCATGTTTTTATACCCGTTATGACTGTATTTAGCTGGTCAAGTAGTAGAGCTCTAGACGTTTCCACCATTCATTGGTGTAGTGATCAAATTCGTCGCCCTCTAGCACAAACTCCTGATACTGTGGCGGTTTGATTATGGCTAGATTAGCATCTTGCTCGGGTTTCACACACATCAAGATCACGCCTTTGCGTATGTCAGTCCCGTGTACTTCATTGTGCGCTTGAGCATACGCAGCCAGTTGCAGGAAGTAGTCCCCAATCCACTCACGCTTTTTGGGTTTATTGGTTTGCTTGTAGTCTAAAATACTCAGCTCGCCCGAGTGCATGCCCACGCCATCTGAAGTTCCTGCATACAAACGTGGAAAGTACAGGGGAATTTCAACACCATAGAATTCTGTGACCTTGCTGTTGAGTCCTTGTTCAATAATCACCTTGGCCATGGCATGACTGGCCCAGCTAAAGGGATTAGCCGGTAGCTCTGTGACCATGTCTGTCTTGATATAGTTTTCAAGATAGGAATGCATACGAGTGCCACGGCTAGCAGCTTCAGTGGTTATCTGTTGTGCTTTTTGTTCGCCCACACGATTTTTCCACTGTTGTAGGGCCTCTCGTGCTTCTTTGGGCTTGGTGCGATCCAACACCGTGGTCACGCTGGGCAGCTTGTTGCCATCAGGGGTATTGTAAACACGCTGTCCGTTGAGCAGGGTACGTGACAACGGCTCGTATTTGTATTTTTCAATTAGCATTGAGTAACTGTGATTTGGGATTTTTGTAAAAATTCCACACCTGAATTATCGCGATAGTTTTCACGATAGTACACATGCTGAATTCCGCTTTGATATATCAGTTTTGCACATTCCAAACAAGGACTGTGTGTAACAAACAAACTAGCACCAAGTCCGCTGTTGGCACCTCGAGCCAGTTTGGCAATGGCATTTGATTCTGCATGAAGAACTTCAGGCTTGGTGTACAAACTACCATCCTCGTTTACATCTTCACACACATTGCTCCACCCAGCTGGCATGCCGTTGTAGCCATAGCTGATCACAGTGTCATCTTTGACAATCACAGCTCCCACATGTAATCTCTGAGCTGGACTGAGCTGCGCGGCACGGTGTGCCCAGTCCATGTATAGGTCAATGTATTTTTGCTTCAAACTCTAAAACTTTCTCCGCAGCCGCAGCGGTCTTTTTCTTGGGGATTAATAAAATCAAAGCCTTCGTTTAGTCCTTGCCGACGCCAATCCATTGTGAGTCCGTCAACATAGGGCAGGTCTTTGCCGTTAACAAAAATTTTAATACCATGACTGGTATATCCCATCCAGTCTCGGGTCACAGGAGCCTGATCAACATATTCTAGTTTGTAAGCCAGTCCAGAACAACCTGTGGTACGTACTCCAATAGAAATTCCAACACCTCGACCTCTGCGTTCAAGTTGTTGCTGCACCTTGCGAGCAGCTATTTCAGTTAGTTGTATCATCATCTAGTCCTAAGTTCATCAACAAAATCACGTAGCAAATGATGTCTAGTGCCATTCCAACGCCTACGCATCCACGAATAATCCTGATACCAATGGTGTTCGGCTTCAGGGTGACAACCTATCAAACCAATACGACCTTGCATGATTGCCATGGGATCATGATTGCTGTATCTTGCTATCACATCAACTGACCCTGACACTGCATAGCTGCATCCATCATAAAAATACATATGATCCGGCTTGCCAAGCCATGTGATAGGCATGTGTTTGGCATGTGGTCTTCTGGTACACGCATGTGGCCGGCGTATGTACTGCTGCACTCTTACACCGTCAAGGATGTCAAAATAATCTTGATCCGCCCAATAAGCCCCCATGCAGATGCCAAGATAGGCGCCGCCCCTGCGCACAAAATTGCGCACTCTGGTGCGATGCTCTCGCATTAACCAATCCCAGCTGTCGCTGTCTCCAATACCGCCTGGAAAGCACACAATATCCACATCATCAAAAAAATCTGCTTCTAGGTTATGACGAGTGAATATCTTGAAACGATACGCAGTGCCTAAAGCACGCATTACCCCATTTATGCTTTGCACTGAACATCGTGGTTGGTGTGAGAACAACGCAATACAGCTGGGCATGACCGTTACTGTTTGTCCTTTCGCTCAGGCTCTTGGACAACCACTGGCGGTTTTTCTGGCCATACTTGGTCTTTAATATAGTTGGCTCCAATCCAGCCCCAGGCCGAAAAAAAGCCCCAAACAACCATGTCTAGTATCATAGGTAGAGTCTTTAGAAATAAGGGTTGACACAACTACTTATGCTAACTGTTTTCGCAAGATTATGCAAGCTAAATATCCCCAATGCTAGAAATCATTTCACTTTTGGTGATGACACACATCACTATATTATCGGTTACGCTGTATCTGCATCGTAGCCAAGCACATCGAGCCGTGACTTTTCACCCAGTTCTTAGTCACTTCATGAGATTTTGGCTTTGGCTAACAACTGGCATGGTCACCAAGCAATGGGTAGCTGTGCATAGATTACACCATCAACGCTGTGAGCAGCCCGGAGATCCGCATAGTCCGCATGTTTTTGGTATCTGGAAGGTGCTGTTCAAAGGCGCTTGGTTGTACAACACAGCCAGTAAAGATCAAAAAATGGTTGCTCAGTATGGAGTTGGCACACCTGATGATTGGATCGAACGCCGAATCTACAGTCCACACAGCCGCATGGGCATAATGTTGCTGTTGCTATTGAATCTGCTGTGTTTTGGCTATTGGGGGATTTTGATCTGGGCTGCACAAATGATCTGGATTCCGTTTTGGGCAGCAGGTGTGGTAAATGGCTTAGGACACTGGTGGGGGTACAGAAATGGCGAAACTAAAGATAGATCCAGAAATATTTTTCCTATTGGCCTTTGGATTGGCGGTGAAGAGCTGCACAATAATCATCATCTATCGCCTGGTGACCCAAGGCTATCTTTAAAATGGTGGGAGTTTGACGTAGGCTGGATGTGGATTAGAATCCTGTCGAGTCTGCGACTGGCTGAGATTCGTTCTGTTTCTTAGCATAATCAGCTAGAGCTGCCTTTATAGCGTCCTCGGCTAGAATACTACAGTGTATTTTAACAGGAGGTAACGCGAGTTCCTGCGCAATTTCCGTATTCTTAATTTCCCCTGCTTGCTCAAGAGTCTTGCCACGCAGCCATTCCGTGACCAGCGACGAGCTCGCAATCGCCGACCCGCAGCCATAGGTTTTGAATTTGGCATCAGTGATAACGTCATTTTCAACCTTGATTTGCAGTTGTAGTACATCACCGCAGGCAGGAGCACCAACTAGACCTGTGCCCACCGAGGGATCATTTTTGTCTAGTTTGCCTACGTTTCTTGGATTTTCGTAATGATCAACTACCTGTTGAGAATAAGCCATAACCGTATTATACCTGAAAAAACGGGCTAGGTCAAGACTACAAGGATTTTTTTGCTGCACGCTTGGCCATGCGATCAACAGTGGCCTGTGCTTGATCTACGCCCATGGGAGGAACACCTGCATCTGGTTGCTCGGCTCCCTTGAATACAACTTCTTTGTCTGTTACATTGGTAATTAGATTATTCAAGGGAGGACGTTGACTAAGATCTCTAACCGAATCCCGGTCAACTGCCACTCCCATTTGATTTGCTAACTTTACAAAACTGTCAAGAGGAAAGACTTTTTCTACGTTTGAGTCCTTGGCTCGGTTCATCAAGAAACTGGCCAAAGCTGCCAGTTTACCATTGTCCATGCCCTCAACTTCTTGAATCAGCATCAGCGTCTCGCACGACCCAATGTTTGTTCAGGACCAGTGTCATCGTCGTCAACGTCAATGTCAACTTCACCGTCAACACCAATCACATTGTCAGCAGCTGGCTCAGCACCAAGATCTCCAGCAGGGCCAGTGCCTGCGCCCATGTCAGCACCTGGAATTGATGGCATTGCAGGACCCTGACCAGTTACCACGGCTAGAGCTGTTTCCAACTGTTGTTTGCCGCCTTGTAGGTTCTGTAGCATGCCTTGCAGTGCTGCTGTGGCATCAGCGTTGAATTGATCAGCTTGAGCAGTGCCCACTTGATTGCGAATACTGTCTACTAGAGCTGGCAGTTCTTTGAACTGCATTTCACTGACGTCTTCCAGCATGCTCTGTACACTGTCAACAAGATCCTGCGCAGCTAGCACAACCTGTGCTTGTTGCACTTCGCTTTCTTGCAGAGCCACTGTGTTGTTAAGCTCTTGCAAACGCAGAGCAAGTCCCTGTTCCATCATCATGAGCTTGAGATAGTTAGGATCCCGCTCACTGCTGTGCAAAGCAGGACTGTGACGTGTTTCGTTGATCACAGTGCGCACACGAGCTAGCATGTGACGAGCCTGAGCTCGATTTAGTGTGTCAAATTTAGCAGCAGTGCCTGAATAGTTTTCAAATACTTTGGCGACTTGTTCTAGTGGGCGCTGCGCATCCAATTCGTTGAGTTTCATTGTTCAATCCTCTAAGATACAAATATTTAGCCATTTTTACACAATCTTCAAGTTGATTTTCAAGGTCGTGCTGTTGCTGGCGTCGGTGCTGAATTTTGCTGTACAGTATTTCTCGTGTGTGATTGTTGCGGCAAGTATTGGCCATGTTTTTGCGACTGACCACGCTGTTTCTAGCCGACACATAGTGCCGATCAAGATGCTGCAAACGTATGCCGAGATTATAGTTGTGTGATCGTTCTGCTATGCAATAACTCAGTGCTACTTTGGCGCTGGAAAACTCACCGCAGAATTCATTGTTTTTGTAGACTTCAAACAGACCATGCTGCTGCTTGATGTCAAATATTCCAAATGCTTGATAGCCTTTTTCACTGCGCAGGATCAAATCACTTTGAATGCGTGCTAGTTCTCGCTGTGCAAAATCAAAGAGTTTTTGATCTGGTGTCATACCAAAAATATGCGCGAAAGCAAAAAGCCAATGGTACCAGTAAGCACAGTGATCAAGCCCACGCCCCACTTCAACAGTTGGTCGTTGCGTTTTTCGGCCATTTTTTGCACCATGTCATGCACTTCGCGAACCAGAGTATCTAGATCTGAAATTTTGCCGTCTACATCTTCTAGACGACTTTCAAGAAATCTATATCTCTGAGCACACAGCTCAACATGGGCCTCAAGGCTCTTTTTTTCAATATCGGAGGTGTCGCTCATAATGTGATATTTATTCTATTTCTTGAAACCAAATATTTGGGCCTGCACCCTGAGAGCGCAGCTGATTGGGTAGATCAGCTTTTTCCTTAAGTCCGGTGATCATGGGCACGTTTTCACAGTCGCCCAACAGATAACCTAGGTCTTGCCCAAACACTCCATTGCGATCTGTTTCCACGGTGAAACTCCAGGTATCAAGTTCCTGCACCGCGGGTGTAAGATTGTCTACCTGTGTGCGTAGGCTCAGCACTTGAATTAGAGTTTCATAGTTTCTTTGTTGGTTACGTGCTTGATCCCAGTCCTGTTCTGTTTTAATCCAGCGTCCTGACTGATCCTGAAATGCACCACGTTCTTCGCGGTACCTACCAACCACGCCTGTGGTGGTACAATCAAAAAGAGTTTTTACAAGAATTTTCACCGTCTCAGCATCCAATACATTTTAACTTGATCAAGCATGCGAGCCAGTTCAGGGTCTTTGCGAGCTGCTTGACGTATCTGCTGCCACTCTTGATCTTCTCGAAGTTCGTCTTTCATTCTTACAACATCATCAGATTCATACCAAAGTTCTCTGTGGGGGTTGCCTGTGGTGCGACGATAAATGGTTTTTCCACCGTCGGGACTTTCAAAAATATATGTGGGCTTAGACATTAACTCCGCCGTCAATCATTTTACAGTTAAATGCTACTATCACTCTGGGCTGCGTGCCAGAGTATGTGGTCGCTGCGTGTGGTAACCAACTGGGAAAAACAATCATACTGCCATCCACAGGAGGGATATCTATACTGGATGTTTCGGATGCATAGCGCAGTCCAATATCAGTGTAGGACACGTTCCAAGGCGAATAAAATCTATTCAGTCCGCTGCGCGAAGCCACATCACTTTCACCAATGCTAACATAATAGATAGCACTCCACGAACTGTTAGGATGAATATGCATGTCATGGTATCCGCCCTGTTGTGTGATGTGACACCAAGATTCATGTATGTCAATGCCCACTCTAGTACCAGGTGGCCAGCGATCTTGGTTGGCAGTTTTAGCAGCCTGGAACACACAGGTACGAGCCCATTCCATGAGTGCAGCCACAGCAGGATCTGGATCCTTGAGAAAATCAAAATCGCTTTCATACAAGCCAGATTTTACACTGCTGGCCACACCACTGGTGCGTGCTTGATCACGATGTCTATGACAAATTTGAATTAATTGGGTCTGGTACTCACTGTGTTTGTCCCAGGAAAACAAAAACATTGGCACAGTCCAGGCTTGAATTGGTTGCATCTAGTATTTACAGCCAAGAAAAAACCCGGCAATTTTTGCCGGGTTGTTGCCGTAATGTTTTAGATTACGAAAGTGCTAGTTTGAAACCAACGTTGGTTGTCTGTGAGCCACTTACGTTGACGCCACGAACCTGACCGCTGCTGTTGGTGATCTGAACGTTGCCCAGAGCAGTGATAGCACTGTCTAGAGTTGCAGTGGTCCATGCACCAGTTGGGTACAGAGCATAGCTGATCTGACCAGTTGCAGCACCTTCAACTTGATAGATAGCGATGGTTGCTTTTTCCTGGATTGTCTGGTTAATGGTTTGAACCACACCAGGATCAGTTACGTTACCGCACTCGTTGCGTAGGTCGATTGCTTGGTTTGAACCGTTTTCAACTACCACTGCAAAGAAGTCCAGCTTGGGACCTTGCATTTGCACCAGTGCGTCGGTGCTACCGATGTTGCCAGTTGGGTGGCCGTTTGCTACGTCAAGTGCAAAAACCGATTGTGCGTCACCATTTGGACGGAATAGAATTGCCATTTTAAATCTCCTTAATATATGGACTCAGTGGTCCTACTTTTATTTAGTCTGGATTGAAAATTTTGGGCTGCTTAGGCCAATTCTGGATTGTTTTTTAGTCTGTTAGCAGCACTAAAAGCAAAGCGATTTACTAACTTGGCACGCCCTGCGTCTGTGGCCATGACCCAGCCCTCTTGTCCGGGCTGTTGACGATCCAGCTGTTGCAGTACATCCATTTTGAGTTGATGCAGCAACAAAAACACAGCAAATGCAGAATTCAAACCATCTAGATTGTCCTTGGGACTCTGTAGATATTCTATGATATTCTTGTACTTGCTGGGAGTTACATTCTGTTCCAGCCATGGTCCAAAGTCTCTCACTAGATTGTCAAAATCTGTGAAAATTCTTGAGTTGATATAGCGTTTGCACAGCTCGGGTAAATCTGTGATACGTGCAGCACGCAGTAGATCCGGACGGAACAATTGATTAATATTGTTGCCATGCGCACGAAGTATGCTCTTGATTTCTTTGATCAACTTGGTGCTGGGCTGCACACTCTTGATGTCTTTCACAGTGGGTGGTATCAACAACAGACCCTGCACATTTCGTGCTGGTAGATCTTTAATGGCCTCAGGTGCACTGTCGGCGTCTGCATATTGAGTATGAACAGCGATACCTATGTCGCTGTTGGCAATGTTTTGACCTAGAGCACTGTTCACTGGTATGCGATACTTCACTGTGTTGGGCTGAAATTCATATGCACCAGACACTTCAGGCGGTGTTTGTGTGTACAGTAGATCACCCTGTAGATATCCACGCAGACTTCTCGGCGTGGCCTGTTCCAATGCAGGCCATAACTGTTGATACATGGCAATGAGTTCGCTGCGATCACCACTGCGGCGACTCATGATGTCGGCCAACATTTTAGGACTAGTGGCCTTGCCATCATAGCCCTTGGCACCAAAACCTGATTTGTCAGTTAGCACGAACTCGCCTGTGGGCTTGCGACCCCAGATAATAGCAGGCTTACCATCCCACTTCACAGTGGTGGTTCCAGCAGTGTCTTGTGCGCCGGCCAATATGATCTGTAGAGCCTGTTGTGCGCCCTTGGTTCCTGCATCAAACACCAGGTCTTCAAGATGTGGTATGCGTGCTTCGGCTTCTGTGAGCACACGTTGTTCAATCAAGGGCTGATATCCTTGATTCACAATACGATCTCTTAGGCGAGCCAGAAAGTAAACTTCGGTTTCCTCCGAACGATCTTCAAAAAATGGCACACCTTCTCTAGCAAAGTGTTCACGTGCATCTGCTAATTTGGCATCGCGTTTGGGATCTTTTTCCAGAGCCGCAACCATGCTTTCCACACTCACTAGATTGTCACGAGTGGCTCTGGGATTCAACAGCAACTTGGCAATTTTATCTGGGTCATTGGATATGAGTTCATTGGTAGCGCGATCCACGATGCCCACATTTTGGTTGACCTTGTAGCCCATGCTCTTGGCAATGCTGTTCATCAAGATGTTGCGATCAGCGCCCTTGTATTGGCTATCTGGCGGCGAGCCTGCCAGCATGAATCTAGCCCAATCTAGGTTGTTAACAAACATAAAATCAGTTTGCACAAAGCCCAGTGAAGGTCTACCATTAATTGGAGTTTTGAAATGCACACTGATACCTGACTTCTTGATCCAGTCCTTGGGTTCCTGTCCGTGGCTGGTGACCCAGCGTGTTAGTGCTGCTACCAATTGATCCTTGGTAAACTGACCTGCGTCAATTCCAAGGTCTAGGTCACCTGACGTGGGTTTGAGTCCCGTGGTTCCTAGAGTGTTGTTTTGTAGATCCAGGCCGGGCAACAGTTGCTCAAGCCAGGCAATGGTGCTTTTGACATCAGTCTGATTGATACGTTGTGTAAGAGGATTGCCATCTCCGTCCTTGAATACATTACCGCCTTCTGTGATCACATGATATGTCATGGCAGTAGTCCTAGTCCGCCAGCAATGGCATTGATCAATTTGTTTGGTGTAGGACTTATAGACTGACTATACTTGCGTCCCAGGGCCTGTAGGTTTTGTATTTCTCGTGCAAACTGTTGCTGTATCTGTTGAATTTCTGGATCGCTGGCACCAGCCGAGCCTCCAGGTGCAGGACCACCAGGTGCACCTCGTTTGCCACGAGTGAACACATCACTGGCCATGGCATTTTGCACTAACTTGGCTAGATCACCAAAGCTTTTGTTTAGAGTGGGATCACTGAGATCTGCACTGTTGTTTACTATGCGCTGTGCGGCCTGGTTAATCATGTTAGGCAATGGAGCACTGAGATCATTGATTTTCATTCTACCAGCAAACAATCGGTCTTCAATGTATGAATTCATTAGGTCAAGTAATCTGTTGGCTGGCAGTCTGCGAATATCATTTATACCACGTGCGGCCATTTCAGCCTGTACAGCCGCTGCCCAGGTTTTTTTCATGCTTTGTGCTTGTTGATCAGTTAGTTTAGACGTAAGCTGCATGCCCGCACGCCGCTCCTGCCCTGGCATGGCACCGGGGGTATTGTCTGTTACAGCTTGTCCAATCAAACTGCCAAGGGCACCGGGTATAGCACCAAGATTGACTTCGTTAACGGGCAGTGTGATTTCAACCAGTTTCATCAGTTTTCCTAACTGTTCTTGTGAATTTTGTGGGATCGCGGAATTTGATAGCGTTCAAGAACTTGCGCTGCAGGTTTTCTGCTTGCTCGCCCGGAAAACTTTCATCAATCTGTTCCATGAGTCTGATAGCTGATGCAATGATATTATTAGCGCGACTTTCCACAACATGACGTTGGTCGCGCTCAATATACATGGCCTCTAGTTCTTCAAGGATGCTACGTGTCTTTTTTTGCATTATCTGCGTCCTGATACTTTATTTATTGGAATTTGGGGTTTGAATTAAACTAGCAACCTGTGGTTGCCATAGCAGTGCAGCGTGTGCATGCGCTGATTCCAAGGGATGCCAACGCTCACTCACAGGGTATTGATTTTGTTTGCTCCAATCTAGAAAATTTTTCCCTTGGAAATTGCCTAGCTGCGCCTTGACTTTATTTTGTAGGAAACGCACATAATCTGGAGCATGATATTCTTGATCCAGTAACAGTGAATCCATGTAGGTCATTAGATATTTTTGATCTTGCAGCATATCCTGTGCTGAATTTACATACACTAGATTATAGAATTTATCCGCTAGTTCGCTGTGAAAATACCGATAATAAAAACTGTCTCTAGTGGGGTCATCACATGCGGGCCGTACTGTGTGCCAGAGTTCATCGTTGACGTCTACATAATCAAAACGATCAATCCAGGTCCAATTTATAATATAAACAGCCGTGGATTGGAAATGGTTGTGTGCTTGAATTATCTGTTGAAGTATGTGGGCATTTCCCACCCCGGGCTGTGCAAAACACACATATTCAAGATCTAGATTTTGAGCTAACAGTGCAGGCCATGTATGATCGGTGCTAGATAAATCACTACCATATAAAAAACTATCACCGCAGGCCACTAGATATTTTGGCAAACTCATATTATCAATATTTAATGGCCTCAGTCACAACCAAATTAAATATCGCACAGGCAAACAAAGGCATATCATGGCAACCGAACTAGAACAAATACAGGCACTACTGGCTGAATTTCGCAGACCCTGCCCCGAAGACGAAGAATATCAAGAGAGATTGGCTGAAGAATTTGGCATAATCATCAATCAACGTTTCACTGAATATTTTTTAAAAATACGCAGAGTATTGGATCTCAATCAAGACATACCACACATGACACGTGGTTCAGCAGGATCTAGTCTTGTGTGTTATCTCATGGGTATCACCGATGTTGATCCCATAGAGTGGCGCATACCCCTAGCACGTTTCTTAAATCCTTTCCGTGATGACCTACCTGATGTTGACATTGACGTTCCACATCATCGTCAAGAACTAGCCATGCAGCGCATATTTGATGCATGGCCGGGTAAAACCGCTAGAATATCCAACTACGTGATGTACAAGGAAAAATCTGCACGAAGAGAAGCAGCCAAACGGCTGGGAGCCCGTGGTAGACTACCCAAGGAAATTGACTATGCTAAACTGGGTATTGATGTAGAAGAAGCCACTCGCATAGAAAAAAAACTCATGGGCAAGAAACGTTGTTTGAGCAAACACTGCGGCGGTGTTATAGTTTTTGATCGTAAACTACCGCAGAGCCTGTTCCGTGAAGACAATCTTATTTTGCTGGACAAAAACGAAGTAGAAGATCTTGAGCATCTCAAGGTAGATATCCTGGCCAATCGTGGGCTAAGTCAGCTCATGGAAATTGATCCCACTAGAATGATACACGAGTATCCCAAGACCGACGAACTCACAGCTGACCTGTTACAGCGTGGAGATGTGCTGGGTGTTACTCAAGGCGAATCACCTGCCATGCGCAGACTGTTTCGTGCCATACGTCCTACATCAGTAGAGGACTGTGTGTTTGCCACAGCGTTGGTACGTCCTGTGGCAGTGGAGGGACGCAAAAAGGCATCGTTCTTTCATGACTGGACCAAGAAGTCTGTGCAGGAGTCTGCCATAGTGTGCGAAGATGATGCTATAGAAAAGATCATGAAGTTAATTGGTGTCAACGCATACGAAGCTGACATGTATCGTCGTGCTTTTGCCAAACGCAACGAAGAAAAGGTCATGGAGTTTATGTCACGACTAGGTGATCATCCCCAACGTGAACAAATACGTGCGGAGATGCAGAGTCTCTCGGGCTTTGGCCTATGTCGTGCGCACGCAGTGAATCTTGGCAGGCTGATCTGGGCCTTGGCTTATCAGAAAGCCCACAATCCTCGCGAGTTCTGGCGAGCAGCTCTCATGCACTGCCAAGGTTCCTATGCACGTTGGGTGTATCGTAACGAAGCCAAACGTGCTGGTTGGGACCTACGTGAACTGGGCTTTGGCAATTGGATCACAGAAGATCCGGTGGAAAGCTTTGTTGAGCACGGTGCCTGGAACTCACCCGGATTCCTGCCCAACATGGGAGTGCGCAATGTCTATCTAGATCGTTTTGAGTTTGCTGGAATCGTGGCCAACAGCCGTGTGTTCAAACGCGATCGCAATCAATATATTCATTTTATTACTCTGGGTGTGGGTGAAGGTGAGTATGTGGATCTAATTGTAGACCGTCCGGTACGCTATACCAATGAATCAGTGATTGTGGGTCAAGGTGAAATACGAGGACGCGACAACAGTCAGTTCTTTCAAGTGAATCGAGGCAACATCAAGTCATTGCCAATCACACAATACCTAGCACAGTAGGTCTTGTTGTGCCAGCGGAAACAGCTCTCGCCAATTTGTTCCGCGACGTTGATCAAGACTGTCAAGATATTTCACGGTGTCAGGTGTAACACTGCGATAATCTAATACACCCTCGCAGTCTTGTAATCTATGCTCCACGGGATCTTGAAATCTAGACTGTGTAAAGTTTGTGGCCAACCAGTTTTTTAGATCATCTTGATATCTGCGGTTAAGCACAGAAACCACAGTGGTCACAGCAAACATACAGTTATTAGACACAGTGCGTTTGTACCATTCAAGATTATCACACACTTGATTCCATTGTGCTGGATATCTGATGTAGTTGAATCTTGGTCCGATGTCATCAATACTAAAATCAATCTGTACCAAACCAAACTCTGCCCAAAGCTCCAATAGATCACTCTCCGCACGCACAGTGGCATTGGTGTTGTAGTATATGTGTACCTGATGTGGGTTGGGAATAGCAGCAAGAAACTGCTTGTGCTGTTTGTTCAACAAAGGCTCGCCGCCGTGAAAATGCACATACTTCAAACCATCCAAGGGCAACTGCTGCCAATAATCATTGCTGTTATGACGTCGTTCTATCAAGGGCAAACGCAGTTCGCTTTTCCAAGCACTGCTGGCCCAAGGACCACACATCACACAGGCCAAGTTACAGGTATCACCGGTCCAATAATCCAACCGCAATAGATCAACATCTGTATTGTGAATGTTATGATCTGTGTACCACTGATTGCTGTTGATGCGTCGACTGGATTGATTAGATGATTCTGCCTGCTGGCAACGTATACAAGCACTGGGCCATGTGCCAGATTGCCATTGACTGCGTATGTTTACCAAGTAAGGATCGTGGTAAAAATCCAAGCTTTGCACCGGGCGAGATTCAGCAATACAACAAGGTGCTATGCGAAGTTCACCGCCTTCACGACTGATGCTGACATTCTTGAAAGCATCAACGCAGGTCATTGCTGTTTGATCTTACCCAAGAGCTGTTTGAGCTTGGCGCTTTGTACATCAGCTGTGATCTTACCCGGTTCATCAGGCACTGTGGCGTTTTCTTCACCATCAGACAGTTTACTGGTAGCCTTGAGACTTTCGTAAATGCTGGGCGCACGTTTTTTGAATTCTTGATAATCTGAGTCTTCTGCAAGATCGCGTATGCGCAGACTTTCAATGTCAAACTCTAGTTCAACTTTTTGCCCCACACCAGAACTGCTACGTGTTTTCATTAACTGCAATTGATAGCGACCTTTTTCGCGCATGGCTCGAGAAGTAAAGATACCAAACACATTATCTGCTGTGTTGATTTTTGAAATACCACCCGAGATATGACTATGGTCAAATTCAATTTCTTCAACTGCTGAACGATTCAATTGCGATGCTGTGACAAACAATATGTTGAGTTCTCTAGCAAGATTTCGAAGTTCCTCACTCACATACTTGTCTTTCACAAACAGATCATTGGGGCTAACCTTGGCACTCACTGGCATCAAGAGATCCAAGTAATCCACGCACAAAAAGTCTGCCTTGAGTCCTGTTTGTATTTGTAGTTCTTTGAGATAAGCACGTATGTCATTCACAGTGCTTTGAGCAGGCATGTATTTGACCTGTAGTTTGCCCGACTTCTTGGCCACCATCTTGACTTTCATTTCCACTGTGTCAAGATCTTTGAAAATATCTTTGGCCGCTGTGTTGGTTAACATACTATCAATGCGATAAGAGCACAGACCTTCTGCCAGTTCCAGTGTGATATACACACCGCTGAGTCCAGCTGTGACCCAGTTCACAGCAAGATTTTGCATAAACAGACTTTTACCTGAACCAGAACCTCCTGCAAAAATTTGCAGTTCGCCACGATTGAAACCACCATACAACAGTTTGTCCAGAGCAGGCCAACCTGTGGAGTTCTGACCATTGTTGCTTTTCAGTGCCATCAATCGACCTCGAGGATCAGCAAAATAGTCTGTGCCCATGTCCTTGGTAAGACTTATTTGCACAGCATCCTTGATCAGTTTTTCCACAGGATCAAAGTTGCCTTTCTCTAGAAGATCAGCTGCTTTGAGAATAGCACGTTCTAGTTCTTGACGACGTGTAAAGCCTTCAAACTCTTCCAACAACCAATCAAAGTGACCTTCATTGAGATCGGGCACTGGCAACAGTTTGACACCTGTGGCAGCAGAGATCTGCGCACGGTCAGGCATGGTCTTGTGTTGATCACAGTGATCCTTGATAAACTTGGCCGCGGATCTTAGACTGCGATCAAAGTTTTCTGGATTGAAGATATTTTGTACCCGCACATAGCTCTGTGCGTCTTCTAGCATCATCTCTAGAAACAAACGCTGTACATCAATGTTGTAGTCTTTAATCATCGTGCAGTAGTTATTGAGAATCTGTGTTGAGCTTGACAAACCTAGGCCAAAGCGATTGTTCTAAAAAATATTCATTACCAGCAGCACCATGATGTCCGGCCCAACCGTGTTGCTCAAAGTCTGCGGGAGGATTTATATCAATGTTGATTCCGCGATAGGTGTGATCAAACAAAATACACCTAGGATGTTTTAAACAGTAGTCTAACAAAAATTCACTGGGAGGCCAATGATTGTTTTTGTCCCAAGGCTGTTCAAGATTGATTATAAAATACTCTGCTTGCACACTGTCTAGCCATTGAGTCAATAAGAATACCTGTCGCATGGCCTGCACTTCAGTCCATGTACGCATGTGATATGCCACAGTGGTACCTTGTTCGTAACCATGCAGACTGATCAAGCTCCTGTGGCACAACACATCAAACTCTTCTTCCATCCACGTGTCTGTGAAAAACCTTCTAGCAGTGTAGGCAGTGTTTTTGAAATCGTCAAACACTGTGATACGTTCCAAGGGCGGTATGCCTATTAACAACACATCATGCTGCCAATCGTATTGCTGGTGACAACCAATCACCAGTTGCATCACACTGTCAAAACTGTTTTTTCTACGTGAGCAATTATTGACCAAGGGTATCTGTGCCCGATGTGCAAATTCTCCCCAGAAGCTTTCGCTGGGATGCACACACTCATAGGGAGTGGTGTAACTGTCTCCGAATACCCAAAGTTTATGCCAGTTTCTTTTCAATTTGTCTTTTACGCAGTTCAATTTTGAGCTTGGTACTCAAGCAATTCTGCATGATTTGCAGCAGTGTTGCAAGGCGTCCCTGTGTTCTCACAGCATCATTCACGTCTTTGATATCTTCTGGCCAGTCTGGCATGCTAACGCTCCATCCCAGTTCTATGGCTCTGTCCACCAATTTCATACCTGTTGTGTCTTGATCAGGTACCACTATGACCTGTCTGTTAAGATTGCGAATCATCTTGACCTGCGCATCATTTACTTCGGCATGTAACACGGCTACCCCACCGATGCTCAGTGCATCAAATACACCTTCGGTCACAATCACATACTGCCAGCTTGTGTGTTGCAAGTCCACACCAAACACATATCCATGCTGCATGTCGTGAATGTATTTGGGAATACGCTTGTCCAACATTCTACAGGTATAGCCAACAATGATATTGTCATAGGTAAATGGCACGATTACCTGTGGTCTAGTCCAATGCACACTGTCATTGATTTTCACTGTCATTATAGGAAAATCCAAAGGTACATGACGGTCACGACAGTACTGCCATTCTAGTTGATGTTCAGGTGTAACCAACTCCGCAGCAGGTGGCAGTTCTTTTTCTTCGAAATGTATGCCAGAAATCACATTGGCTGTGCGTGTGCGATCATCAATGATTCCTTGCATGCTGCGATACTTGAGACTCTCAAGATTTATACGCTCAATTTCTTGCTGTGGTACATTGAACCAGGTCAGCAGCTTTCTGGCCTTGAAGCTTAGATTACGTCCGGGCACAAAACTCGCTGTGTATCCGCAGTTAAAACAATGATAGCTCCAACTTTGGTCAGCAATTTTCATGCCGCCACGTTGCCGACGATCGGCAGTCTCCCCGTTGTGTACACAACAGGGTGCGTTGAATGAAATCCAGCCCGAGCTTGTGCTTTTTCTCTTGGCTGGCAAATAATTGGTTACGTCGATCACAATGCTATTATAGCACGATCTATCTCAGTAATCAACAGATCACGGATGACCTGGTGTCCTTTTTCGTTGGGATGACTATGTTCACAGGACAAGTTTGAATCTTGACAAATCAAATTCTGGAGAGATCGGTCGGTTAATACTGAGTTAGTAGCACAGTCTGGTATTGGAGGATCAATACTGCAAAATTGAAGAACCGCGGCATGGTATGTTTGTACACCTTGCCAAAACATCAAAGACTCTTGATATCTTAGAATTCTAAGTTCAAGACAATCGGTCAAGGTAAAGTGTTGCTTGACCATACTTGACCATTCAGATTCAACATCAGCCTTGGCATGGTGTACCCAAGAACTATGAACGAATTTATGCCAAGGTGGATCATTGGCAAACATGTGCCTACGACGATTGTAGTAACTTTCGCGATTAGCCCCTGTGTGGCATACTAATACTAAACAACGATTCAAAGGCAAAACTTCGTGTTGTTTCCACCATAGATAACACCATTTGGCGCTTTGCATGCTGCCGCCGGGCCATCCAAAGTTTTCACAAGGAACTTGATAGTGTTGTGCCAAAAGACCTAGAAAACAATTTTGTTCTCTATATTTGATGTTTTCTTGCCAGTAAGGTTCAGGACAAGTGTGCTTTGCTTTGAGCATAGGGTCAACTAGTTCGTCTCCCCACATGAATGAATCACCAAATCCTACAATTTTGTCAAACTTCATTAATAATCAAAACGAACTTCGTAGGTTGAAGTGAGATAATCTACCTTGCCAGCTTGAAAGTCTACCATATGAGCTCTAATCCAGGTATATTCTCCAAATATTAGAAAGCTGGTGGTCAAGGTGTTTAGTGTGCTGTCATTGAGATCAATAGATCCTAGATCAACCCATGCGGATGCTAATGGTATTGCGCCTAGAGTTCCTTGAATAAACACAGTGCCTTGAAAGTTTTCCACTCGCATTTCAATGGTCTGCACTGCTTCATAACCTTGATAGTAACCATTGCCTTTGCCTGCCTCGGTGTAGAATGCAAGACTTGATCCGTCGTAGTTACCGTTAGGCACGCCATTCTGAAGATTTTGTAGTAATATTGTTGTAGCCACTGTAGTTACCTGTATAAAATGTCCAACACAGCACCACCATCTATTACCACAGTGCCACATTCAGTGCCACCAATCGCTAATGGGGTGTAGCCTTCGCCGCCGTCAACCACTGTGATACTTTGTACTCCACCTGCGTCATTAACGGTGCTTGTGGCCACAGCACCTGAGCCGTTGCCAAATATTCTAATTCTTGGTGGTGCCAAATAGCTGTAGCCTGCGGAGGTGACGTCTATGCTAGTGATAACACCATCTGTGGCGGTAACACTGGCCTGGGCACTGTAACCCAGTCTATTGTCAAAAGCAATTCTTAGCCTGTCATAGTAGCCGGTCACAGAGTACACTTTCCAACCTGATTCAGCTGCATATTCATAGCTATAACTCGCATCTACCCACTCAAGTTCGTCATCCTGTTTGCCCTGAAACTTAATAGTGCCTGTGTACACATCTAACAGCATTTCAAAAGTGGTATTGAAACTAGGTTGTAGAACCTCACTGCTGTAGTACTGCGCCTGTCCTTGTGAATCGCCGGGCGGGCCATAAATTGTTGGTACAGAGAGATGCTGACTGGCAATGGGCTTGGGAGCCACACTGTCCATGATGTTTAGATCACCTCTAGCACCAGCGTTGTCGTCTACATACGCTGCTTCTATATAGTTGCCCTGAGCACGAATAATACTATAGCTGGCAGGCTGTGCTAATAAACCATCAGTGTCACGACTGCTGATTACTACCTTGACTCTACCCTTGGTGGGTGCAATGATTTCCATGGGTTTTTCAAACAGCAGCACAACACCCTCTTGATCAATGATACGAAAAACAAAGTTGCTGCCAGTGATGTTGACGGGCTTTTGATCTTGATTGATAAACTCAAACAACAACACGTTGTCAACACCACGATTAACTGTTAATGATTTTGCATACACGGGCTCATACCTCGCTGTGAAATAACTTCCATTGGTCTCAACCAAAAGTACACGGGCTTTTTGCTGGTATAAGTACGCTGTGGTTGAATACATAAGGATCTCCGAATAATATTTATGGGCAGAGAATTTTTTGATAGGCTGGCTGAAAAATACCCATTTATCACACTTTGTGTGTATGCTGATGCAGAATACGTGGGAGTAGTGCAAAACAGGGACGAAACAATCACCACTATCTATGATTTTGGGGCACTAGTGTCTCAGGATCAAAAACAGCGGTTTATTGAACTGGCCAACGTTTGGTGGTGGGAAAGCAATCGCAGCATACCCATAAACATATTCCTGCGCGGAGATTGGGACGAATTTAGACACTGTTTGCGTACCTTTATGAATCGTGATCTAATGATTATTCACGGTCCTGTGTGCAGCCTCAACGACATCAGCAAAAAGCGCACCAAGCGCAAGAGCATTACATTAGTCAGACGTATTGACTAGATTCATGTGCAGGGTAACCAGCACTGCATAGCTCACAGCATGAGACTTTTTGAAACTGTAGCCTTCCTCGGTACTTTCCCAGATAGATTCACTGATTTCCTGCCAGATTTTTCCAACCAAATGTCTTTTACCCGGACGTATCAAAGCTAGAAACATAGCCATTCTTGGAATACTGTTAACGGGTTCTGGCAGACTGCGCAGCAGGTCATAATGATTATTAATATGCACAATGCGTTGCACAAAGTCAGGTTCTTGCAGTCTATGCCAAGGCGGTGTTTGGTCCAGTAGTTCTTGATAGTGTGTGTAATCACGAATACCCTGATACACCGACATGTTCAGTAGATCTAGTTTAAAGTATCCTCGTTCTTCGGCTGCGCGATAGTCTATGGCAGCACAGTTATTGATTGGATCATAGGGAATAGGTGTCACATACACACCTGAATTGTGTTTTCGATGTTTGTTATCCTGTATTTGACAGGCAGCAGTGTGTTCAATCAAGGCCAAAACCTGATCACGATCTGCTAGGTCAATGTCAATGTCAGGTTTTTTCATAGATTATATTGTAAAGCTGTGCGCCAGCAGGACTTGATAACACTATACACTGCGCACGGTTAGACATCAAAGTCATTTGAGCGAACTCAGAATCAAACACTTCAGGGTGATCTAACAGCCAATTCAGTGCTGTGCATTGCTGCTGCCAACGTTGCACATGATCCAGACACTGATCAAACACAGCGAGTTCTGGAGGTAGCAACACCCAA